ACGCATGTACTGTTTACTCGTAACCGACTTAATAGCAATAGAGTTGTTACTCGTAGTATGTATAGCACTCGTAACACTTGTGGCACTAGCCAACCGCAAACTGACACACTCTCGCGATTACTGGAGAACCCAGTATCACGAAATCAAGACCCGTACAGAGGTAGCCTCGTGACTATGTACGATAATCGTACAGACGCACAAGCAGGGCTAACAGATGATGAGTTTGCCTGCTTACTCTTTCGCTCCTGTGGAGTGAACCTCAACGGAGTATTCCGTAACCCTAGCCACAAGGTAACATGTGGATTCTGTAATGGCACGAAAGAGGTAGCAAGATGAGCCACCATTACGCATTAGGCTATGTAGATATTGAGAAGTGTGATGGGTGTTGGACAACGGCTCATCTATTCGTTCACTCGTACTACACCCAAGATGATATGACCGCTCCGCTTTGTCGGGCTTGTATGTCAGCCAGATTAAGGCGTTCACTTGACCGTATTCGGGAGATAGACAATAGAAGTCTGGCTCAAGATGTAGCGCGTGATTGGCTTATCTATGAGTTAGATAACCCACTCCCACTCACTCAAATTGAGATAGACACGCCCACTTGCGCAAGTTGTGAGCGTTTGCCTAGCCACTTAAATCAGTTAGTGGAAAGTGCTATGGCTGACACTACGATAATCGTACAGGCTCACAGAGGCTGTTCGTTTATATGTGGTCGCTGTACCATACAATATGTAACACACCGAGAGAACGCTATCGGATACACAAGGAGTACAGATGTTCAAAACGAAGAAATATGCGACACATGTTGTCTTGAAGTGTTTGAGGAGAACGGCGGCAGGAGAAACTTCATCTCATGTGGTTGTTGTTCAACACTCGTACTCAATGACGACATGCGCTCATTTAACAACAGGCGTTACTGCGACCGTTGTTTTGTGGACAATGTCTACTCATGTGAGCGTTGTGATGAGTTGCGCTGGCAAGATGACGACCATTACTGTAACTCAGATGATGATGAAGAAGATAACGGGGTTATCCATAACTTCGATTACAAGCCATACCCACAGTTCTTTGGTGTTGGCAAGTATTATCTAGGATTCGAGTTAGAAGTCGAGTCTAATAGTAGTAAGTATGATGATGCTCAATGGGCGCAAGATAACTTAGGCGCTCATGCTTACATGAAAAGTGATGGCTCTCTCAATGACGGATTCGAGATAGTTACTCACCCCCACACGCTTGAGCAGTACCAGAAAACTTTTAACTGGACAAGTATCAAGAAACTTAGTAATCGTGGGTGTAGGTCATGGAATACCACTACTTGTGGTATCCATGTTCATGTATCCCGTACCGCATTTGGTGATTCTGATGAACCCAAGTATGGCAGCACCGAGTGGAACGATTGGGTACTTAAGCGCCAAGCACATGAGTTACGCTTCATGAAACTTATCTATGATAACCAACGCCAAGTTGAGCGTATCTCTGGTAGGGCTTCAGGTTTCGCACGCTTTGATGACAAGGGGAACCTAGTCAATAAGGTTAAGCATGGACACCAGCGCAACGATAGATACTCTGCGGTCAATACCGAAAACGAGAACACGCTAGAAGTCCGCGTGTTTAAGGGTTCACTTAGACCTGAGCGTGTGCTATCAGCACTTGAGTTTGTTCATGCTTCTGTTGAGTACACCAGAGATTTACGGGTCAGTACGAAGGCTAAGCCGTTCTCATGGTTACGCTTCACATCATACATATACAACAATATAAATACCTACGCTAACCTAGCGTTAATCATGGAAGAAACTTTCCAGCGTGATAATGGGGGAACCTCAGATGACGAATAACCGTAACCGTACGATAATCGTACACCAACCAAAGGAGAAAATGTAATGTGTATGTTATGCGTAGTTCCGCCCAATGTAATACCAGAGCGCGATAAGTTAGAAAATAGCGCGATTAACAATCCTCACGGATTCGGCTTTGCTATCTTGATACCAGCAGAGAACCGTATCCATACTGAACGCACTATGAACGCAGACACTTCGGTCAATAGATTCTTAGAGATGCGTTCTCAGTATCCTGAGAGTTATGCTATGTGGCACGCACGATTAGCCACTCATGGCTCGACTACTATAGATAACTGCCACCCGTTTAAGGTAGGTAGAGATTCCCTGACTTATCTAGCCCATAACGGTATTCTTTCAGTAACAGAAACCCCAGCAGATTTACGAAGCGATACGCGTATCTTTGCTGAGGATTTATTACCTGCTATTGGCGGTGTAACTTCGTTAGATAACGAACAGGTTATGAACATGATAGAAGATTTTACCAACGGTTCCAAAGTATGCGTGCTAACGCTTAACCCTAGAGCCAAAAAACAATGCTATCTGATACATGAGGAGAAGGGAAAAATAGATAAGTCTGGCGTGTGGTGGTCTAACGAGTCATGTGAATTAGATTACGGCTCGTACTGGACAACCAAAAGTCCTTACTCTTTCGGGTTGGTTAATGAGGAGATATATGATGAGTGTACAGTATGCGAAACGGCAACAGAGCGTACTGACTTATCAGATTACTGCCCGACATGCGGTAGTTGCTACATGTGTAGCACTTACCATACAAATTGCTTGTGCTATAACGGCGCAGTAGGTAGTAGGTGGGTATCTGCTTATGATATAGCAAAAGGCTATGTCAAGCAGGAAACAGAATCGAAAGGTGGTTGGGCAAGTGGCTATTTATACTAGCGAAATAATGAACGCGCTAATCGGCGCTGGATTAACTTATTCACCAGAGGCAGGCGACCCGTTCCCTATGCGAGAGATACCTTGCGCAAAGGTAGCAACCGTAATTGCTCAGTACCTTGTTGAGCATAATGTCATGGTGTATCATGATGTGCCAGATAATAACGGAAAGGTGGGTGTATAATGAGCGCCCCTACTCCTTATTACTATGCCATGCGTTCTGAAATGTTCTTGCGTGATGCTCAGAAAGCATTAGCGCAAGGCGAAAAAGAAAGACATATCAACCTGATGATGCGAGCCACGCAGTATCAGCATCTAGCGGGATTTTTACCGCTAGAGGAAGGCACTAATGAACAAGAGTTACACACAGCGTAAATGTTATAAATGTGATGTAGACATTATGGTTATATCGCATGATGTAAGTGAACGCTACTACTGCTATGGGTGCGCTATGTCCAAACTGAGTGTGTACGATAATCGTACAGGCTCAGAGGGCATGGCTACACTATGAGTGCCGCTTACGATTTGCCTAGTTTTACCAACAAGGCATCTTGTCAGGATTATCCACCAGATTGGTGGTTTCCTGAAGAAGTTAACCATTTTAAGGTTAATGGAGCGGTACTCTCACACACTCCAGAGGCTATGAAGGCTAGAGATATATGCTCTACCTGCTTAGCCTTTGATGAGTGTAGAAATTACTCGATAGTATATGACGGTCTTTACGGCATTTGGGCTGGACAAGACTGGTCAGAACGACAAGAGTTACAGAAAAAGTTACGGATTAAGACCGTGCCTCTCTTGTCTACTTACCGAAATCTCAGGAGAGCAGGAGATGTAGGTGGCGTTACATGTTAAATCAAGCAATACGAAAGCGTAAGTATACTTGGAACGACCTATCGTGGAGAAATGGTAAGGTTGATGTGCTAGTTGCCCATGTATCTTTATTCGCTGGCGAGTACCTTGAAGTCGAGGCAGGTTGGGAAATAGACGGGCCGATACGCGTATCACTCTCGCATTGTCCTGCTACCAAGCGCACTCGTATCAAGTACAAGCCACTACGCAGACGAGAGTTTGATTTAGATAATCCGTTAGAGTATCCATGTGTATCATGCGGTGCTGATAGATTATCTCCTTGTACAGACGACAACCCAGAGTGCGCTTACCGCGTATTCTACTTGAAAGGTGGTCTACTATGACTAACGAAAAGTGGGGTTGTTATGTTTGATGATGATGAATACTTCGAGATGAGTGTAAGCGAAAGTATGCGACTTATCGTATGGAGTGTAATAATAACACTAGGCGTAATGGGCTTCGTGTTATCCGTAATCTAATGAAGGGAATATATGGGAGAGCCACAGTACCTAGATGGTGATGATACCGCTAGGGGTGTAGATGATGAAGATGATGAAGAAAAAGATGATGCGTATGATACGCTTGAGGAGTTAGAAGGATTCAAGTAACAGTACGCATAAGAAGCCCTTGCGTTAATTCGCGGGGGCTTTTTTTATTGTCCTGATAATCGCCTTGCCTACCTTGTGCTGGCACGCGCAATCGGCGTACTCGCAATCCCTGTGCCTCTCGCTTGCTAACTGTTGGTGTCCGTAGGTATTCATAATCCCACCCTGCTTACACGCATCACACATCATCACGCGATATCTCCGTCTGCCACGCTCAACGCGGCGGCAGAAGTTTGTGTCGGTTGCTCACATACATCGCTGTCTGCTACAGGCATCGCTTCCCCATCTTTGTAATCGCGTTCTTTGTTTGGTTTTTTCCCACCCAATAAGTTTAGCAGATTACTCATGGCTCTGTTGATTCGCATACGCGCAGCGTCCTGTGATATAGATAGTTGTTCTGATAATATTCCAATTTCAAGACCTTCACCGTACCGCGTGTCTAATATAAATTGTTGTTCTTCATGTAGTTTACTACAAGCATTTTCTACATCAGCACACATAGCAGACCAGTTGTTTCCCTCTGATAATACTTTACGAGCATTGACATAGCCAAGTTCATTTATGACTGGTGGCTTGCGTGACCCACTAAACACCGCAGGAAGTAGTAACTCTACTAATTCTCTATCGTAATAGTAATTATCTTCTACACGATAACCTACTACTTGAGCCTTTTCTTTTTGACAAAAATCTTTTGCTGCGTTGCGTAGTGACCGAGCAATAAGTTTAATAACCTGCTTGCCTTCAAGTGCTTCCCATGTCTTCACCTTGTTAGGGTGCTCAAGAAACCATATCCATAACTCTTGTCGTATATCATTGGTTTCTACCATGTGAAACTTACGAGAAAACTCATAAGCAATTGATGCTACTAAGCCATCATACTGTTCGATTACCATTTCCAAATCTTGCCCTCTACTGTGAACGAGTTATTGATGATAGGAACTAACTGCGGTATAACTGTTTTGCCATCCACATGCAAGATACCAAACCCTTGTTGCCAAGTGAATAATCCTGCCTTGATGTACTTAGCGTTACGGTAATCCATAAGATTACCTAATTCTAATCCCCATACGGTTTTAGGTTTACCGCCACGATAGGTTTGAGTCTGGTGTAGTAATCCCATACGGTGGGTGTGACCACACACTACAGACATACCTGACCGCTTTGCTAACCCTAGTGCAGTAGCACCAGCCGTAGGCTGGACGTTACCTTCATCACCATGCATGAGCAACCAACCAGGGGCTAACTCATACGGGTCTTTGTGGTATTTAATCTCTAACTCTTTAAGTCCTAGAAAGTTCTCAAGTTCTAATTCAGGTAAGCCAAGCAACCCTGGCGCTCTCATCATAACCGTATTAAACAGACGGTCAGTATGGTTGCTGCGTACCATATGCTCAACAGTTAAGTCATACAGTACCTGCTTAGTAAGGTCACGGTCTCTACCCATAGAGCGTTCAAACTCTAGTTCAGTTCCCTTGCTCCACTTACTAATGGTCTGCATATCCATCTCATCACCGCATGAAACTACAGTATCAGGTTGGTAGTCTTTAATAAACTTAGCAACTGCTTTTACTGCTTCGACATCATGGTATGGTACTTGTAAGTCAGATATACAGACAATAGTTTTCATTTCTTTTTGGCTCTTCTCTTGTTCTCTTTACCAACATTTTTGGAATGAGAAAGGACGCCTAGGTTTGACACTCTGTCATCACCTGCGCGTCCTCTATTGTTTTTGTGGTCTACATCTTGGGTCTTCTTAAGACTTTTACCTGTAGCCTTTTTATAGTCCAACCTAGCCTTATTAGTAGAAGTAGTAGAAGTAGTGCCATCTTTGTTTTTCTTTTTAATAACATATATTGGACGACCTCCGTTAGCGTCACTACCTTTGTAAGGACCAAATAATTTCTTTATAACTTTTTTCATTCTGTGGGCCATTTCTCTCTGAGTACCATCAAACCTATGATGGCGTAGTTTGCTAAGTCTTTGAAGGAATCTTCAATAGACTCATGCTCTGGTGCCATATCAAAATTGTATGACGTCAGATTATTTATACGTGCTAACTTGTCCCACATGCGAACACGCAATCCATTTAGTGGTCCGCCAGGGGACTGGGATATATTCTTAGGACCATAATCGTTATGCTTGCTTATCAGTAAGTCAGATAGTTCTTCTGTAATAGTAAGAACATCTAACTCAAACTTAGTTGGTTCATTCATTTTCTTTTAACATCCCTTCAACATCTTTTAAGATGCCTTCCATTTCTGTTTGCACAACTGCTTCTTCCACAAAGGAAGAAAAGTCATCTCCGCTAGCGTTTACCATCATCAGGGCAGCACTTTGGACATGGTTACTAACGCTTTCTAAGTCCGCATTGTCCACAAGTTCTGATAAGATAGCAAGGAAATCAAACATATTAAAGGTAAAGCGTTTATCTAAACGCACACTCCAGTTGTACTCAACACCACAATGCTCTAAGTATTCAAACACATTGCAAGTCGTAAACTCACACTCACTCTCAGCACAATTAAAATGACCATCTTCTGGCATTAACATCATTGTGCTCCTGTAATCTTATTCTTAAAATAGTCCCCGCCGTGGGTCCTGTACATTGAGTTTACATCTTCACCGTCGGGCATCTGGACTACAACTAAATTCCCCAGTTCTCGCGACAGTAATTTACCAAACTCACTACCTGCGTTATCCCCGTCAGCAAACAAAAACACTTTGTCAAAGTCTGCTAACAAACGCGAGTAATGTTTCTTCCAGTTACTCACCCCAGGAACCCCCACGGCAGGAATGCCACAAACAACATCGAGAGTGATAGTGTCAATCTCGCCTTCGCAAATACAAATATATGATGCTGCTTTAAAGAAAGCAGATACGTTATACAAATGTGTAGCAGCGCCTGTTAATCCCATATACTTTGGTTCTTGCGCATCCATTGACCGAAACCGCAAATCAACTACGCCAGATTTTGTAAGGTATGGAATAGATAATCTATTTACATACGCTTCATGACCCGTTAGCGGGTCTAAGACGACGCCCAAGTGAGCCTCCCGTGCTTGTTGAAGAGTAATCCCCCGTTCTGCGAGGTAATCCTCCGCTTCCGCTAGTGCGCTGTGGTAATACTTTGCCGCACGCGTTAAGGATTCCTTGTGCGATGCTAACTGCTTCACGAAATTTAACTCCCTCTTTGAGGATAATTATAGCATACCCGTTGCCCTTGTATTCGCAGCCGTGGCATTTAAAGATATCTTCTTTTAAATTAACTGCTGCAGATGCGTGTGAGTCATCATGAAACGGACACTTCATCTTTGCCCAGCCAGTACGAGTTGGTACTCTAGCACCGTAATGCTCTAGTATGGCAGTTATATCTGGGTTAGAGTTCATCTTCAGTAAAAGGCTTTACCGTAATACGACCATCTTTAATAGATACTTTGTTGAGCAAAACTGCCTTAGCAAGTACATCAACCCATGATGCCTCACTCCAACGCGTTGCGTCGCCTAATTGGTCTATGTTCATTTTTCCAGTGCCTTCCGTAGTAGTGCTACCCATATCTCTACAGGCATTGTAGCATACCACTCAGCAACATTACCTTTGCCTTTGCGTTTATGAATTACAGTACCAGTCCATGCTTTGTCGTTATACATTTCAGTAAGCAATTCTGTTGTCCAGCCAGCCAAATCCATCTTAGCGTGATTCTTAATTTCAATGGTGCATCCAGGGATGCCAGAGATGTCACCTTTATCTAAGGTGGCTCCCGCAAGTCTTCTATCAACATACGGAAACCACTGCTTAAGATACTTAACTACATCTCGTTCTGCTCCTGAGCCTTTGGCTTTTGCTGGATTACTCATCAGAATTCTATGCTTATCCAAAAAAACAAGAAATCAATAGAGATTGAATACTTGTCTATGCTAATCCCTAACGCAACTCGAGTAAGACTATACCCTGCAGTAAACCAACTTCTTTTACCTAATTTATATTCTTTATACATTAGTACCACCCATTCGCATTATGAAAGGCTAACGCCTTTGTTGGTGTGCCGTAACGGTGTTGGATATATTTCAATCCTAATTCAATTTGACGAATCATAGGGGTATTAGTAGGCATATCAATCATTTGAGGAATCCCAAACGCTGATGACCTTTTATTTCTGGCTGTATAATCCCATTTGGATTCTCTGTTCCATAAAGTAAACAGGGCTAACCATTCGTATTTATTATGGTACATAGCCATTACTTTAATCTTGCCAATTTCTTTGGCGCTTTGCTTCATTGTCTTTATTGGTGCTGGACAAGGAGATAAGAATATTTCTCGAATCGGTGGTGAAAACATCGCACCCACAATATGGGGTAAGGTTCCCACAAAGAGTGCAATCGCTGACAATCCTGCTATTAATGCTAGTTTCATTTTTACTCCTCAATTGGGGCGGTTGCTTGCGTTCCGCAAACACTACACTCCATATCTAGAAAATACATCCCAATAGTACCATCTTCATCGAAGGTAGCCTTGAGATTCCATAAGAAACTCCCACAGATGCACACTCTGGTAGGTTCACCACGAATGTCCATCGCCATTGTATAATCGGGTTTTAACTCAATTATATCTTTGCTCATTCTATGCTCTCTCAGGTATGTCAGAGACATCCATTGTTTCTGGATTAAACTGCAACCAGAAAGCCGTACTTCCAGTAGGGTCTGCTGGACCATACCGATTCTTAACTGCAGCAACAGCAATAAATCCTTTTGCTCCAGTTGAAATAGTACAGATTAAAGCAGGCAACTGCGCTACCATACCTTGAAGTGCGCTTCTTGGTTGGCACGGATTACCCGTGTATGATTCTTTGGTGTGATGCAATACCAAAACAGAAGCATTAGTATCACGCGCTAAGTACTTTAGTTCTTTTATCGTGGAGCGCATGCTCGCAAACTCTTCTCCTCCATCATTGGAAATATCCATAAGGTTATCTACAATAATAAGAGTAGGAGCACACCCCCACAATTCTTCAAAAGCCATAACCTCTTGGTCTAAATCAGCAAGTGATGGTGCTGATTCAAATGACCAGAAGATATGTCCCGAAGAAATATTTATAATGTTACGCGCATTGGCAACATCATTAGTTAGCATCAGTTCTGCATCGCCTTGAGTCTTAGCGGTAATCATAGATAGTAATCTCATAGCCATTGTGTGCGCGTTTGTGTCGGCGCTAACATACAGCGTCGGCACCTTAGTGCGCAGAGCAATAGCAAGAGCAAGAGTAGACTTGCCCGCGCCAGGAGTTCCTGCAATCATAGACACCTCTGAGCGCCTAATGATAACTTTGTTTAAATCAAACTCACGGAATATTGACGGCAACGGTTCGCCGCCAATATCGACACTTCCAACAGCACGGGCAAGGGTTCTCATTATTTAGAATGAACTCCACTCAGGTTCATTGCGGCGTAAGAATACTGGTTCGCATTGGTCAGGAGTTCCCTTTGGAGTAGAGCACATATATGCTTTCCAAGGACCTTTTGCACTAGCGCCTTCGCGCCTTGTCATGGCACCATGTTTACAGGAACGACCTGTAGATGCGGTGCTAGGTGTAAAAGTTGAAGGGGCTACTGGTGTAGCACCTAACGCTGCTAAGTTACCTACTGCTTGCGCAATGGTAATTGGTGCTCCCTCAATAGAGGCAGCCATTGTAGTCAACATGGATTCGCATCCATCTGGACCAAGTACTTCTGACACATGAGTTTTAAACTCTTCATATGTTTCTCCAGCAATAACAAATATCCGACCATCGGGTAATTTGCTACTTACTTGGAACGTTGCATTAGCCATTTACTTTCCCCATTTCTTTTGTATGTTGTCCATTCATCCATTTGCAGTATGATAGCACACCGCATCGTCCGCAGTTATTGAAGTTAGGCAAAAAGATATCTGTTTTGCGTGCTTTATCAAAAGTAGTAAACATCTCTTCAATGCGGTCTGGGTTTAAGTGCTCTATATTCCAAGTGGAAATAGTGCCAGTGCGTGCATCCCAGAAGCCAGCCTTGTCGACTGAAATCCCTTGCGTTTGCAGCGCCCACGCATAAACTGCAAGTTGCAAAGGATGCCTCTGAGATGACGCTCCAGTTTTGATATCGACGAGCACCCTATTCCCGTCGAAGTCAGTCATAACACGGTCAATAGCCAATCGAACCGTAGTATCACCAACAGGAATTTCATATTCTTTTTCAATAAAATTTTCGTAGATATCCCAACCGCCTTGACGGAATTTAATCCAACGGTCTAACATCCATAAACCTTCACCGTACCACCATGACATATCTTCACGCTTAGCAAACTGCCAAGTATTCATATCGCCATTAAGTTCTTCATCTTCTTTAACCTGTTGGAACCAAGCATCATTCCAAACGGTCTCGGCTTCGCCGCCATGTTTATCCCATAGTTCGGTAGCCTTGTGAACAGCAGAACCGCCAGTAAACCAAACAGCGTGTCCTTCTTGGACATCTTCTAACTTAGTTAGGTAATATTTCCAACCGCATTCTAACCAAGTGTTATAGGAAGAATACGATACATGCTTTGGTAGTTTTTCATTCATAGCGGAACTATAACACACTATATCTGCTGGCGCAGATTCGCAACTGCCGGAGTCCTGAATCTAAGAAATGCCCCCCTACCCCCCATAATAAATTATGGTTGGTGGAGATGCTGAACTAGGCTTTTGCCGTCATCCTTCATCTGAAGTTTCTGCCCCACGGTTTCCCGTATGTGGTACCATACACCATGGGAGGAATCTATGCCGCTGTACGAATATAAATGTAATGGTTGCCTCAACATCATTGAGGTTACAAGGTCGTATCAAGAACGAGAAACAGAAATTATATGCCCTAAATGTGGGGTGTACTCTACAAGGGTGTACTCTGTACCTGGTGTACAGTTCAAGGGTACAGGCTTCTATAAAACGGATAACAAAAGTTAATCCAAGTAAATGAGCATCGAGTTGGGACGTTTTTACGACCCGACCCATACATTATGACCCCCCCAGCGATTATCGGGGCGCAACTCGCCATCTTTCCACCCTTTAAATGGCATTGTAGGGGCTGCTTCAAACAACAAAAACCCCCCTACCTAGGTACTTATACCAAAGCGGGGGGATTTGTGTCTCTACGGGGCGTACAGCCCTTCTAAAGGGCTACTCTGAGCCTCTACCAAACTGCGTTGCAGACGGGTCAAGGTACTTAAGAAGCGGACCAGCCACACCAGCAAGTGCTGCGGATGCTAGTTGCTTAGGGTCCGAAACCCCTGCTAAATATAGTGCGATTACGGCTGCGGCTGCAGCACGAAACCAAGATAATGCTACTTGTTTAAACTGTGCCATCTATTATTCCTCTCGTTTGTCTGTACAAGATGGGCAAAGGAACAGCCAACCTCGATACAGTTGTGCTCCAACAGTACCACATCCCTCACAGGTGTAAGGATTTAGTTCTTGGAACTCTTCGTCTATCATTTTTTAGGGTGCAATTTACAGCAGGTACAAGGTAAGACTGGGTAAGCCTTCTTGATAGGGGCTATAGTCATTGAAGCAAACAAAGCATAGATAGGCTTAGGCTGGTTGAGCCAGCCAAACCAAGGTGATGTATCATTTGCAGACTCATCTTTGATTGAGATATGAAGATGTTTATTA